AAGACCGATAAAATGAGACCTCGGGCTTGCTCGTCAGGTATGCATCCTGAGCGCCGACTGCAACAAGTTGAACTATGCCACCACTCATTTATCATTCAGGCAACCTTTTTTTTCACGACGATGCCGCGGTCGCGTACTGAGAAAATGCCGGTTGGGCCAGGGGATTCTTCGCCCGGACTTCCCGAGCCAAATTAAGATTCAACTGAGTCTCACCGCCCTTCTTGACGTTCAGGCGGTTGTACTGAGGCGCTACGTACCGGTAGTTCTTGGAACCATCCGCCGGACGGATCGGCAAGGGACCAGCCTCAAGACGAGTCGTCGTACCAGCGCCGATCATGCCGATGGGATCCTGGCGAACGTTCATACGGCCTGGATTTCCAGCCCGATCCGGGTTTGAACGATTCTCGGACCAGCGCGTCATGTCGTTGTTCAGCAGCGTGCTATCATATCCCTGGCCGACGTAAAAGGCTGGTGTGCCTTCGCCGAGCGTATCGTCGCGGTAGCCCGTCTCTTGGCGATTGGTCGTCCGGCGCGTCTTTTGGAAATCCGGACGGCCCTCTGGGCCCGTGAGTGCGCCACCCTGACCCTGACCTCTATTCTGAGCCGGCGCGCGATACCACGCCTTGGTTGGCTTGGCGTGGTGTGTAATCTCACCCATCGTCGTTCCGCCGTTCTTCACCACCGGGTTCACTGGGCCGCCCCACGTGCCTGGGAGCGTGTTCAGTTTCTCATCGTTGATGTTGTTCGGCGAGACGCGGAAAAACTGCTGGAACCCGCCAGCGGCCGGCACGTTCGGATCGAGGCCGAGACCACGTCCGACGTACACCTTCTCGGTCGGATTCAGGTTGTTCATCTTGTTCGTGATGTTCTCGCGGTAGACGGTCGAGTACACTGGCTGACCGAACGGGAAACGCTTCCCATCCTTGGTAATGTCACCGAGGTTCGACACTGCTTCTTTGGGCGGCAAATACGCGTCGCCGATCCGACGCCCGAATGACGGGTTGGTCGGCCGCATCCCGAACGCGTCTGCGCGCATAGCCGGTGAAGCCGATGCCAGATCGGTATCAAGCGTCGTAATTTTCGTAGGCGGTGCCGCCTTGATAATCTCCTGCTGTTCCTCCTTGGCGTCACTGATCTTCTTCCCTGCGAAGATGAGTCCGGCGACGGCAGCGAGGGACAATGCCATATTAACTTAACCTGATATATTTATTGCTTTACGCTGTAACGCTGGGCAAAAGCTTCCGACTGGTACATGGCGTACGAGCTGATGGGGTTCGTCTCCATCACGCGAATGTCATCATTGACATTGTACAGCCGAGGGAAATCAAACGGCTGGGCTGTGTAGTACTTCCCGGACCGCGAGGTCGTCTGCGAACGGAGCGAATCGTCTGTCATCACGATATCGACATAGTTCGTGTTGCTCGGACCTTTCCAGATGTCATCCTCGAGCATGAGACCATCAGTCTGCAGACGAGGCATTTTACTACTAGTCGATAAAAGAATTAACGAGCGCCGTTTCCGCCCCGCATCTGGGTTCGCTCTGGGAATCGGGCGTGTGGGTTTCCTTCTGGGTCGCATGCTTCAGGAGTGTCACGACATTGGGGAGCAAACGGTCGTCCATAAGAAGCCTGAGCAAAGGCCGCCTGGTCATTCGGGATTGTCGTACTGGGAGTAGTGTAGAAATTACGCTCGGCGTCACGGACACGTTCAAACGGATGAATCTCATCCCACTCCTGCTGGACCTCCTCGCGGACAGAGGGATACCACGCTGCTGGAGCACGATCCGGCTGGGTCGAGTACTCGCCCATCAGAATGTTACCCATGGGGTTGTCACGCGACGGCATGGTAAAGCCTGAGGCGTCGAGCTTGTAGTTCATCGAACGCTCACCGTCTGGAATCATCCCATTGAAATAAAGAACGTACAACACAGTTAGTACCAGTAGACCGAGCAGCACAACACGGGCATCCTTACTTGTCAAGTACACGATCAACGAGGCATACACGACGAAACGGGTCGTCGCCTCGACACGTTCTTTGGCCGACTGACGATTCGTCGGCCAAAAATTCAAGAGCTTATCCTTCTGGAACACCTCCTGTAGAATGTCCATATTGAGATATGCCTAGATCTTTTTCGGGCCATCCAGCTTTCCACCCGGCGGTCCCATGAGACCTGCCATGAGGCTCGACATATTCTTCATCAGAGCCTCCTCGGAAGATAGACCCTCCTCCGTCATCTGCTTGGCGCACTTCTCGGCGACGCTCTCAATCATCGAGAGCGTCTCGGCTGGAAGCGCCGAGATGGTCGTCGCCAGGATGTACATCGTCTGGAGATACTTCCAGATCGCCTCCTTGGTATTCTCGGACAGATCGTCCGTCCAAATCTTCATGAGGTTCAGCTCGTCGAGGATAGGAATCTCGGTCGAGTGCTCCTTGAAGTACACCTCATCCTTGGACATGAGCTGGGATGCCACCGGGCTGATAGACTTCATAAACTTCTCCAGCACCATACGCGGACGAGTCTTGCGGATGAGACTGAAAGATGCTTGAAACTTGACGAACGACTTTTCCTCCGGAAAGGTGAGTACCAGTTCGTCGAGAAACTGCTGCATCATATCATTGAAGGCGGACACGGTCGTTGCCATTATGAGTAACCAGTGTCCTATTACTTTATCTCTCCATCAAAACGGGTCGGACGATATCGACTCGTGCGAGGCGTTTCCTTGACTGACGATGAAATACACGAGCAGGCCAACCAGAAACGCCGGCTTGAAGTACGCCGAGTTGGGCAGCTTCTCCTTGTTCATCGACGATTTGACGTGAATGTATGCGATCGTCGCGCCGGCGGCGATGGCCGCCGCCGACATTGGATTACGAAAATGGTGATCCATATACTATAACCGTTTACTTTTTCTCAGGCGCATCGTCGAACAACGTCTCTTGGTGAACCGGTGTTGGTGCTGGCGTGACTGGCACCTCCTTCGTTTCGCCTTCATCGTCAGCCATCGCCGGCGTCTCCGGAGCAGGTTCGGTCGCCTCGGCTGCCGGATCTGTCGCTGGAGCAGGTGCCTCCGTCTCCGTCTGGGGGGCGGCTGGCTCCTCCTCGGCGTCCGGCATGTCAGCCGGATCGGCGCCGACGCCGTGGTCAATGTCCATTTCGCCACCAGTAAACGACGGGATGTACGTGTCCAGAATCTGCTGTACCGGAATGAAATCCTCGACAATGTCCTTGATGCACTTGGTGATGCGCTGAGTCAACACGACTCGCTTCTCAGAGTCTTTCATCTCGGTCGCGATAATGTACGGGTCTTCGTAGAGATCCTTGGCGACCGCGATGTAGCACGAGTGAACGAAAACGTCGTTCGTCGGGAGCTTGATGTTCAGCTTCCGAGAGTCGCTCGAGATGCGCACGGCCGACATGATCTTGACCGAAATGACAAACACGGCCGCGAGCAGATTGGGGAACAGGCCACACGTCTTGATGATCGCGTCCGTGTGCTGCTTCACGATCGTGTTGTTCCAGTTCTTGACCTCGACGAGCAGCGCCTGGAATTGCATCAGCGTCTTGCGTCCCTGGGACTGCTTCTTTGCCTCGGCGTACAAGTCAAAGAAGGCGTCGATCATCACAGGAGTCATTGCACCTGAGAGCTTGGCCATGTATTTGCGCTCAGCCTCGACAAGCACCTCCATATACTATGCCTAGCGCTTTTTTGCACGAATAGTTTGCGCGGTCTTGTGGAGATTCGCGAGCGTCGGGAGTTGCTCGTCGTTCGAGTGGTCGATGACGACCACGTGCGTCGACGGCGTCGGTTTCTCCCACGTGACGTGGAGCGACATTGGTGTCGCCGGTCGAACCGTGTACCCGAGCCTGGTCAGCTGACGAGCGAGGTATGTCGTTGCGGTCTCGACGTTGTAGGCCGGGAAACCGATGATGAACCTGGGCGTCGTCAGTATCACCTCGTGGTGTCCGAGCGTCGCGACGTTTGAAATTTTACGCGAAAACTGTTCGAGAATTGCACGGTACGTTGCTTTTTTGACGTCGAGCCGTTTTCGTTCACGCTCTGCGAGTGCCTTTGCAGACACCACCATACTTTATTGCCCGGCAAATTCTATCGCACTCGAGCGCATCATCGTGCCGGGAACGGCTTGGATCTGAGCCTGGGCCTTCTGCTCCAGGCGCGTCTTATCCAGCCACTGACCGAGTTTCGAGTCGAAATTGACAGCCGTGCTCGCCTTCAGGTCGTCGAATTGCTTGTCGAGCGCCGTCTGGATATCCTCAAACGTGCGGTACTTGTCCTCGGTGAAGGGCATGAAGGGGCCCTCGGCCTCCGGGGCTACTTGGCCACTGACGCTCAACAGACGACCCTGTGCATCGGCCTGGACGTCGTACTGGACGCCAAAATAACCGTTTGTGTTCAGGAACAAGATCCGGGCATTGTAAATTTCTGAACCCTGTGAGCCCTGCATGGTGTGGATGTACACCGTCTGTATAGGATACACGTATGGCACGCGGGCCTGGATCGAGTTGATGATCGACTGGATGATGGCCGGCTCGACCGGCTTTTCATCAGTCGCATTCTCGAAGCGCTCAGTGGCTGAGCGCTGCGAGTTCCATATCAAAAAACCAAAGAGGGCCAGCAGGCCAAACACTACGAGCTGATCGTCCTTCATTATCATAGCGCGTCAAAAAAAAATACCAATTCCCTGACAGTTTAGTAATGGCGACGCTGGTGTACAGCGATCGATGCCAGTATTCAGCCCAGATTATCAGGACGATCCAAGAAAACCCGGCGCTTATCAAGGTCATGCGTTTCCATAACGTGTCGACGCATGGCATCCCAGACAAACAGGTGACTCGTGTTCCGACGTTGCTGACGAATGACGGGAAAATCTTGGTCGGTATCGAAGTCAAGGCGTGGGTCGATTCGATGGCCCCGGTTGAGATCGTCGAGGCGAATGATGCATTCGGTCCAGCGACAACGTTTCTCGACGGTACGGACAGCGAGGTTGGCAACATGTTCGATCTGGACAAGTACGGCTCGTCG